GTTGGACCGATACGTGGGGGAGCGGTGATGGTGACGGGTATCGAGGATTGCCTATGCACCCTGGCGTGTGGCCGCGTGGTGCCGTGCGGTGCGCGCCAAGTGTGGCCCGACCTGCCCGATGGCGTGGTAGAGACGCAGCGGATCGACGTGATCCCCGAGCCGCCAGCCCGAGCGCCGCGCAACCGCAGGCACTACCGCGCTCCCCTGTGGGCACCGGAGGCGGTGGGCCACGTGACGCGACGCGGGCGCGGTGAGGTCGGGCGGCTGAGAGGAAGGGAGCGGTGAGTGACGAGAGCGTGACCTTTCGTGCGGCATTCCCGCCCATTCAGTCGGCCATCAAGGTGTACGGAGACAAGCAGGGGATGCGGATTCAGTTCGATATTCCCGAGAGTGACATGAGCGAGGCACTGTCGCTCCTATTGTGGCGAGAGCGGGTGCTTGAGGTGACGGTGAGGCCGGCGGACGATGACACACGCGGACGCACCAAAATACACGTGTGACGCGCCAGTGGGCACGGATTCCGACCTGGAGGCCGTGCTTGCTCGCCTGTCTACCGACCAGATTCGGTTCGTGATTGCACGCTCTGAGACCACAACCGACAAGGACGCGGCCCGTGCTATCGGCATCAGCCCGGAGACGGTCAAGCACTGGCCCAAGAGCGCTAAGGCGGACGTGGCATCTGCGGTCAAACTCATGGCCCATGATGGCGTGGTGACGGCGCTCCACATTCGGCGGCGCAACCTCGCCAAGGCGATGGGCGTCAAGGTGGCCGGCCTGGACTCGCCAGATGAGAAGGTGCGGCAGGCGGTGGCATCTGAGATTATCGAGTGGGAGTTGGGCAAGGCCGAGCAGCCTAACCGGAACACCGATACGGGCACGGTGATCCTGCGCGTGGTCTACGGCGACGGTGAAGATGCCGGACCTGACGGTTAGGCTGCACAAGCCGCACGTCAAGCAGGTGGCCTTTATGCGCTCGCCGGCCAAGCGCAAGGTCATCGTGGCCGGGCGGCGGGGCGGCAAGACGACCGGCTGCGCGGACATTGCGGTGAAGGGGCTGCTCGCCGGCCATCGGGTGCTGGAGGCGGCGCCGGTGGCCGACCAGACGACGGCCTTCTGGGATACGTGCAAGCAGATTCTGGCGGAGCCCATCGCGGCGGGGGTGGTCTACAAGAACGAAACGGAGCGCCTGCTACGCCTGCCCGAGTCGGCGGGCGGGGGGCGCATCAGGACCAAGACGGCCTTCAACGCAGACACCCTGCGCGGTGACTATGCGGACCTGCTCATTCTGGACGAGTACGCCATGATGGAACCGTCGGCGTGGGATGAAGTGGGCGCGCCGATGCTCCTGGACAACGACGGCGACGCGGTGTTCATCTCGACGCCGATGCGCAAGAACCACTTTCATTCGCTGTACGTTCGGGCGCTGGGCGACGATACCGGGCGCTGGGCGGCGTTCCAGTTCACGTCACACGACAACCCGTACCTGTCACGCGAGGCGCTGGCCGAGATCACGGCTGATATGACCGAGGACGCCTACCGCCAGGAGATCCTGGCCGAGTTCCTCGACAACGAGGGCGCGGTATTCCGCAACATCGGGGCCTGCCTGCACGCGCCGCTCGACGTGGAGCCCAAGGCGCACAAGGGCCATCACGTGGTGCTCGGGGCGGACTGGGGCAAGAAGGGCGACTATACGGCCTTTAGCGTGGTGTGCGCGGATTGTCGGGCGGAGTTGGCGCGCCATCGGCGGAACATGCTGGACTATCACGTGCAGCGGCAGGACCTGGTGACGCTCTGCGAGCGGTGGGGCGTGGACCAGATCGTGCCCGAGGCGAACGCGATGGGCGAGCCGATTATCGAAGAGTTGCGCCGCGATCCGGCCCTGCGCGGTGTGGCGATTGAGCCGTTTGACACGACGTCAACGAGCAAGCCGCCGCTGATCGAATCGCTGCGGCTGTGCTTTGAGCGGGTAGAGGGCCAGTGGCAGGCGGACCCGATCTGGACGGGCGAGCTGGAAGCCTACGAGGTCAAGTATTCGGGCCAGGCGGGGCGGCCGGTGTATTCGGCGCCCGAGGGCGTGCATGACGATACGGTGATGGCGCGTGCGCTGGCATGGTGGGCGGTGGCCCGACCCAGCCGTGTGACCTACATGCCGAGCATCTACGGATAGAGGACGGTGGGAATGTCGTCTCTGTATAACACGGACCAATACCTGAGCGCGGCGACATTCGAATACCGCAAGCAGGCGGAAGAGGACGAGCGCCTGAAGAACATCGCCCGTGCCTGGGCCTACTACAACGGCCAGCACGACAAGGCGCTCAAGGTCGTCACCGGTCAACCCGACGACAATGTGGTCATCAATCTGGCCCGCTTCCTGGTAAACAAGGGCGCATCGTTCCTGTTCGGCAAGGGAGTGGAGTTTGAGCTGGCTGAGGGCGAGCGCACGCCGGAGGAGGAGTGGCTAGACGATGCGTGGCGGCGCAACCGCAAGAACACGCTGCTAAACCGTCTCGCCATCTCGGGCGGGGTGACGGGCCACGTGTTCCTCAAGATCGTGCCGGAGGACGGGCGGCCCTATCCGCGCCTCATTTCGATAGAGCCCGAGTACGTGCGCGTGTTCTGGGAGGCGGAGGACATCGAGTCGGTCTGGCGCTACCGCATTCAGTGGACGGAGTTTGACCGCGACCAGAAGGCGCTAGAGAGGCGGCAAGACATCGAGCGCCAGGCGAACGACACGTGGCGCATCACGAACCTCATTGCGCGTGGCGGCGGACGCTGGATGGAAGACCCCGACAATCCGCCGGTGGCCTGGAAGTACCCGTTCGCGCCCGTCGTGGACTGTCAGAACATGGTGAACCCCGGCTCGTACTGGGGCATCGGCGACCTGGACGACCTCTCGGAGCAGGACGCCATCAACTATGTCGCGTCCAAGGTGCAGCGCATCCTGCGCTACCACGCCCACCCCAAGACAGTCGGCAAGGGGTTCATGGGCGAGGACGTGAAAGTCTCCGAGGACCAGACCATCATCCTGCCGGGCAAGGAGTCGGACCTGTTCAACCTGGAGATGCAGTCGGACCTCGCGGCGGCGCTGGGGTTCCTGGACCGGCTCATCAATATGTGGATGCGTACCGAGCGTGTGCCCAACCTGGACCCGGCGCAAGTGTCGGTGGGGGCGCTGTCGGGGTTCGCCCTGAAGGTGCTCTACGGCGACCTTTTGGAGAAAACCGAGGTCAAGCGCTCGACCTACGGCGATATGCTGGTGGAAGTGAACCGGCGGATGCTGGCCCTGAACGGCATGGGCGAGGAGAACTATACCACGCTGCACTGGCCCTCGCCGCTGCCCGAGGATTGGGAGGAGCAAAAGGCGCGGGACGAGTTTGAGCTGGGCAACGAGGTCACGTCGGTAGAGACGGTGCGCGCCCGCCGCGGCCTGGACAACGAGGTGGAGAAGCAGCGCATCGCGGCGGAACAGGCGGAACGCAACACGCGGGAGGGCAACGTCGGGGCGATGCTGGTGCAGGACTTTTTCACGAACCGGCAGCGTGAGGAGGGCGGGCGCTAATGGACGCTCACACGTGCGATGCTTGCGGCGAGCCTATCGAGCCGTCGCGAGAGATCATCGTTACCGTGCCGGCCGACACGCCACAAGGCGAGGCCGGGCGGGCTACGCTGCACTTTTGCGGTGGGCAATGCCTGTACGACTGGGCCGAGTTTCGGTGGATGTATGACTGGGAGCACGGCGAATAATGCCCCTCCCCGGCGACATCCTTGCGGCGCTGCACTCGCGGCTGGGCGCGCTAGAGGCGGATTATGCGGCCCGCCTTACCGACGCCTATCGCGTGGTGCTGGCCCGCTTGGTGCCCGAGGCGGAGGCGTTCCGGCGCTACCTGGAGCAGCAGGTGGCCGACGGCAAGGATCTGACGCCGAACCAGATTCGCCGCATGAATCGCTACCGGGCCTTTATCGCCACGACCACCCGGCAGATCGACCGTTACGGCGCGGTGGTCGAGGGTGAGGTGTCGGCGGGACAGGCGGCCTTTGCGCGGCAGGGTATCGCGGATGCGCGTGCGCTGGTAGAGGCGCAACTGCCTGAGGCGATGCGCCAGAGCGTGATGGGCACGTTCGCCGTAATGCCCACCGACGCGGTAGACGCGCTGGTAGCGGCGCTGGCGGAATCCTCCCCGCTACAGCGGCGGGTGCTGGCCGGCTATGGCGAGCGGGCGGCCCAGGGGATCGGGCGGGCGCTGGCCGAGGGCGTGGCGCTGGGCAAGGGGCCGCGAGTGACGGCGGCGGCGATGGCCCGGGCCTGGGGGGTGCCGCTCACCGACGCGCTGCGAATCTCGCGGACGGAGCACGTGCGGGCGCACCGCATGGCGACGATGGACTCCTACCGGCGCAATCCGCACGTGGTCAAGGGCTGGGTCTGGCATTCGGCACTGATACCGGGGCGCACCTGCCCGGCATGTGTGGCGATGCACGGCACGCGGCACACGCTGGAGGAGACGCTAGACGACCACCCGAACGGCCTGTGTGCGGCGGTGCCCGAGACGGTCTCCTGGGCGGACCTGGGCGTTCGGGGTGTGCCGGAGACGGGGCTTGAGGTCGAGGCGGGCGAGGCATGGTTTGCCCGGCAGGGTGAGGACGTGCAACGGCAGATGCTAGGGCCGGGGCACTTTGAGATGTACCAGGCCGGCACGCCGCTCTCCGAGATGGTGACGTGGCGGGAAGACCCCGACTGGGGCCGCACGGTAGGGGTCAAGAGCCTGAAGGATATGGGCGGGTGACGGGGGGAA